AGAGCGCATGACTGTTAATCATGATGTCACTGGTTCGAGCCCAGTTGGGGGAGCCAAGAGAAAAGTCAGTAATTGAGCCATAAACGGCTTGTTTACTGGCTTTTTTGTTATACTTTCGTGGTTGTTCGGAACGTTGAGGAATGTACAAGATATTGTGGGTTGCTACAATGTTGCTACGAATTTCAGGTCGTAACAAGGCATTGACGGCTCAAAAAAATAGTCCCCGATTGATTTCGGGGGCTTTGTTGTTTTATGCGAGTTTTTTAACAGCATCATAGAGCGTGTCAAGCTCTTGAATAATGTAATGGTTGATGTCGGTTTTGTATTCTGCGTGTCCCATAAGTGCGATGATGTCCTCTTCTCTTGCGCCTGCCGCTGACATACGAGTTGAAAAAGTTCGACGGCAACTATGCGGAGTAAACTCATTTCCTAAACCCATAGCCTTCATTGCAGGACGAAAAGCATATTTTAAAAAGTAATCCTTGTTCATCGGCTTGCCGAAATCCTCGCCAAGTCGGCAGAAGATAGTTTCGCCGTGATGATTTATGCAGTCGGTCACCATTTTTTGTATTTTTGGATGTATAGGAATCAGTCTATTTTTGCCTGCCTCTGACTTTATGCCTGCAATAAAATAAGGTATGCCTTGTTCGCTGACATGGTATTGCTCGATCGTGAGTGTCAAAAACTCCGATACTCTAAAGTTGAGATAGCACATAATGTAAGCGTAATCAGCATATGGTACTCGCCCTATGTTTTGCCGGATGAGCTCTAATTGTACTTCCGTGAACCTTGTAGCATTGACTTCTTCGGGTTCAGGGAGTTCTATAAACTCGGCGTAATTCTTGGCTACTATATCTTGTTCCAAAGAGTACTTGTATATCTTGGTCAAAAATACTTTAATTTTATGCAAAGCCGAAAATTTCAGGCCGTCACACATTTTTGGCGTGTCAGTCGTTTTGTATGTACCTTTTCCGTTTGACAGAAGATATTTTAGTTTGCCTCCGGCGCCTTCCTCGTGATGTGGATTTTCGTAATAATCTACGATCGCCTGAAAGTCGAAAGTTTTTAAATCTCTAAACTTACGACTGTATAACGGTCGTAGCTTAACCCAAGCGGCATTGTAAGAGCTCTTGGCATCGTCACTCAATTTTTGATATGCTTTAGTTTTTAACCAGCGCTCATGCAATTGCGAAAATGTTATGTTAATGTTGCTTGTGGGGGCTGATTCGTAGTCCGTTAGAGCCTTGACCGCCTCTGTGCGTGTTGCGAATCCTCCAACATACACACGCTTACCTGTTATTGTTGAAGCGACATACCACGGCTTTGTCTTACTGTCTTTGCGATAATAAATAGAGCCTGTGCCGTTTGCTCTCTTTGGCTGTCGCTTGGGTTTATCGGTTTGATTTTTACCGCAATACGGACAATACACAAAATCGTCCTGTAGTTCTCGGTTACACCGTCGGTTTATACATTTTTTCATTTTAACTTAACGCTCCTAAAAACGGGCGCAAAAATCCCCTGTAAAATGTTGTAATTTTCACAGGGATGTGGTACAATATTATTGCTTGATTAAAGTACCGTTGCACCCGTTGTAATGGTTTCCGCTCTGTTCGACTGGTACTCGAATGGAGCGGATTTTTTATTATGTTTTATTTTGGATGATCAGCGTAATTTTAGCGTAATAAGTCTTAATGTCCTCAGCATAGCCGATATACAAATCTTTGATACCTAAAATTCGTGACTGATTATTTTTAACAAAATCGCAATCTTCAGTGTGTAAGTTACCTATCTCCATACCGTTTGCAATTATTTTAATTGCAGGTTCACCTTGATAGCTGTACTCTTGCATTGATACATTAACAACCTTGCCTGCTTGCTTGTCAGCCCTAAGTCTTTTAAGACATTCTTGTCTGTTGCCGAATGTAACACCTGCAACTTTCATCTTTTTAGAGTGTGATTTACCCGTTTCAGGTTTTACATTCACTTGTGGTTGTGGTGTCGGCTGTTTTGGTTTGCCGAACAGTTTAGAAAGTAATCCCATTGTTTTGCCTCCTTATTTTATATTGACAAATAACGCAAATAAATGTACAATAAAATATAAAGAGGTTAGCGCCTTTTTATCCCTATTTTGACTGCTCATAGTGCCAGCTGTGAGCGGTCTTTTTTTATTTTTGATTAGCAAAGTCCGTTTTATGGGACTTTGTAATATATTGCCAACATTTACTACTTGAAATTGTCGAACAGAATTTCTATAATTTAATTATAGGAATTTCGTCCGAATCTTACGAATGAAAGGAAATTAATTCATGAAGAAAAACACAGCAATCCGGCAAGAAATAATTGAATACATAGAATCAATCGAAAATCACAAAGCCTTAGTAGCTATACTGAAATTTATAAAAATCATATATCGTCGTAATTTGAACGGTCACGGGGGAGCTTAACGCTCCCCTTTGTTTTTGTCCGAAACTCCTTTAATAAAGTTTTTAAAAACTTGCCGCTCAAGCGGCGCCATACTTATATATGTACGAATAATGTCAATGTCGATTTCATCAAGGTCATACTCTGCTCTAAGAGCATCAATCACGACATCTTCACTTTCTTCATCAAACATCTCTCCCTCGCCTGTTTTGAGCCACTCGAGGTTTACACTGAATATAGCCGAAATATCTCTAAGTGTTCGCTCTGAAAACTCTCTTTTTTCACTTTCACAAAGAGAAATTATTGACCTCTGTAAATTGAGCCTTTCGGCAAACTGAGTTTGATTAAGATGTACGGCTTTGCGAACTTCAATAACTCTTTTTGCAATACTATTACTCATTAGATTACCTCCTTACAGTTGTTATTATACAAGATAATGATGAATTTGTCAACAAATAAAATCAAAAAAATAAAAATAAAATATTTTTTTGCAAAAACTGTTGACAATGTAATCAAAATAAGTTAAAATAAAGTTGCAAAGTAATCAAGGAGGTGAAAACGATGACAGATAAGCAGGAGATGGACATCAAGTCAATCGGTGCAGAGCTTGCAAAAATCTTGATTGATATGACAGACGAAGAAAAGGCTGTTGCTTTCGCAATGATGAAAGGGATGGTCGTGGGCAAGCAGATAGCCGAACAGCAGAAATCAGCATAAAGAGGAGGTGTGAAAAAATGATTGACAAAATTCTTATCAATCCTAAGACAGGCGAGCCATACAAGAATGTACCGCCCAAAGTTGCAGCGCAATATCTCGACATCACTCCCGAGTTTGTTTATAACGGACTGCGTGAGCAGAGACTGCCGATAGGCACGGCTTGCCTGTTCAAAGGCGGTAAATGGTCGTATAACATTCCGCTTGAAAGGCTCATAGACTACGCAACGAAATGTAATGTTATTATTGCGAAAGGAGTGTAAAAAATGTGGTTAAGAAACTACCCGACACGCAGAAAACTGCTCAAAGATGTGGAAAACCTCAGAGCAGAGAACAGACATCTCAGCATTGAACTGAGAAACGCAAGAACGGATCTTGCCCTCGAGAAAACAGCGTCGAGCGGTTATAGGCACGAAAACCGAGAGCTAAAACGCAAACTCAAAGCCTATGAATCATCAGAACCCGAAACAATCGGCTTTGAATGTGTGGGTGTCACAAATGCCTAAAAAAGAAAAATCCGCTGAAGCTCTGCAAAGCCTCAACGGACAAAGAAAAATACCTTAATTAAATGATAGACAATTTTAAGCGAATTGTCAAGGAGGACTTTAATATGTCAGTAAAAATATCAGCTTTTGAAATTGAAAATGTAAAAAGAGTAAAGGCGGTTGCTTATGAACCGACCGAAAACGGACTTACCGTGTTGGGCGGTAAAAACGGACAGGGCAAGACATCTGTTCTTGACGCAATTGCGTGGGCTCTCGGCGGTAATCGTTTCGCTCCGTCTGCTCCGTACCGTGAGGGTTCAACAATTCCGCCACATCTTAAAATCAAGCTCTCAAACGGTATTGTTGTGGAGCGTAGCGGTAAGAACAGCAGTCTTAAAGTAATTGACACCGCAGGCAACAAAGGCGGACAGGCTTTGCTTGACGCATTTGTCAGTAACTTTGCTCTTGACCTGCCGAAATTTATGAATGCAACCGGCAAGGAAAAGGCTGACACGCTCCTGCAGATTATCGGTGTAGGCAACAGAGTTTACGAGCTTGAAACGCAGGAAACACAGGTGTATAACGAGCGCCGTGCTATCGGTCAGATTGCAGACCAAAAGAAAAAGTTTGCCGCCGAAATGCCCGAATACGAAGGCGTGCCGAATGAACCTGTATCAGCCTCTGAACTTATCAATAAACAGCAGGAAATTCTTGCACGCAACGGTGAAAATAACCGCCTGAGAGCAGAAAAAGATAACCTTGAAAGCCGTGCCAACAATTTGCAGAGCGAAATCAACAGGCTTAACGAGGATTTGAGAAAATACAATTCCGAACTTACAAAAGTGCTTGCACAGCTTGAACAGAGCAGAAAGACCGTTGCCGAACTGCACGATGAAAGCACGGCAGAGCTTGAAAGAAACATTACCGAGATTGACGAAATTAACCGCAAAGTCAGAGCAAACCTTGATAAGGCGAAAGCTGATGAGGACGCAAAGGAATATTACCGCAAGTATGCCGATATGACGGCACAGCTTGAAGAAATCCGCAAAACAAAATATGACTTGCTCAATAACGCAAACTTGCCACTTGACGGCTTATCTGTTGAAAAGGGCGAGCTTACATATAACGGTTTTAAGTGGGACAACATGAGCGGCTCGGAACAGCTTCGTGTCGCTACGGCAATTGTTCGCAAGCTCAATCCTGAATGCGGATTTGTCCTGCTTGACAAGCTCGAACAAATGGATACCGACACACTCAAAGACTTTGCAAAATGGCTTGAATCAGAGGGATTGCAGGCTATTGCAACAAGAGTTTCAAACGGCGATGAATGTTCAATAATCATTGAGGACGGCTATATTAAGTCCGAAACAACCACACCTGTTACAACACCGACTTGGACAGAAGGAGAGTTTTAATTATGGCTACAAGAACTACAGCTAAAACAACAGCAAAAACAAATGAATGTGTAATCAAATGCAATCCGCACAGAGAGCTTGCCTGCGGTTATACCAAGGTCAAGATTATGCCTGAAAACTATTCAAGAATTGTTTTGATTGCAGGTATGACAGGCAAGTCAATACAGGATTTGACAAACGAACTGCTCAACTACGCAATCGACTATGTTGTCATTGATGTTGACGGCAATAAAATCAATTTTTCAGATGTACAGGGGGTGAGATAATGAACATCACGAAAGGTAAAATCAAGTCGGCTCAAAAGGTTGTAATTTACGGTCCCGAGGGTATCGGCAAATCAACATTTGCTTCGCAGTTTCCGAATCCTCTGTTTATCGACACGGAGGGCAGCACAAAAAACCTTGATGTTGCGAGAATGGATAAGCCAACATCGTGGACCATGCTAAAGAGTCAGCTTGAATATATCAAAAGCAATCCGACTGTATGCAAGACGGTTGTTATTGATACAATCGACTGGGCAGAACAGCTTTGTATTGATGATATTTGCTCAAAGTACGGCAAAAAAGGTATTGAGGATTTCGGCTACGGAAACGGATATGTTTACGAAAAAGAGGAGTTCGGCAGATTTTTGAACAGCCTTGAAGATTTGATTGACAGAGGTATCAATGTTGTGCTTACCGCACATGCACAGCTCCGCAAGTTTTCACAGCCTGATGAAATCGGCGAGTATGACCGTTGGGAGCTAAAACTCGGCAAAAAGACTGCTTCACAGATTTCTCCGCTTGTAAAAGAATGGGCGGATATGGTGCTTTTTGCAAATTATAAAACAGTAGCGGTAGCGACCGACAAAGACGGCAGAAAGTACAAGGCACAGGGCGGAGGGAGAGTGATGTACACGCTTCATCACCCTTGTTGGGATGCAAAGAACCGTCACGGACTGCCCGAAGAAATGGACTTTAGCTATGCAGGCATTGCCCATATTTTTAATGATGTTGCACCTGTAAATAACGCTCCTGTTCCGCAGAATCCGATACCTCAGCCTCCTAAGGCAGAGCTTGCGACACAGCCTGTGCCACAACCTACGCAGATTGAAAAAGTTCCCGAGCCTGTTCCGCTGTCAACACCTCAGATACAGAATGATAAATCTGTCAATATTCCCGAGGGCATACCAAAAGCTCTTGCCGACCTTATGAGAGCTAACGGTGTTGATGAAAGCGAAATCAGACAGGCGGTGTTTACACAGGGACACTACCCTTACGATACACCAATCACAAACTATGACCCACGATTTATTAACGGTTGCCTTGTGGGAGCGTGGAATAAGGTATTCGAAGTGATACAGAACAACCGTGACTTACCGTTTTAATAAGAAAGGAAGATGTATAAATGGATAGAGAATTTGGTTGGAACGACGAAATAACCGAAGAGGGCGGAAATTATGAACCGCTCCCCGAGGGTAATTATGATTTTACAGTAGCAAAGGTTGAGCGTGCTCGCTCACAGGGTAAAGGCAAACTGCCGCCGTGCAATATGGCAAAGGTGACTTTTGATGTGTGGGGAGCAGATGACAAGCGAGAAATTACAGTTAATTTCGTACTGCACTCCTCGCTTGAATGGAAGCTGTCACAGCTCTTTTTGGCCGTGTCAATGAAAAAGCACGGCGAACCGCTCCGTATGGACTGGACAGGCATTATCGGCAAGAAAGGTAAATGTCAGGTTATCATCCGCAAATATGTCAAGAATGACGGCACAGAGGGCGTAACAAATGACATCAAGTATTTCTATGCCTACGATGAACAGGTGACGACGATATCGCCTGCCGTAGCACAGTCTGCACCTCAGCAGTATGTACAGCCTACATATCCGCCGCAGTATAACACACAGCCTGCAACGCCAAATACTGCGATGCCGAATAACTGGACACCGGGTGGCTTTTAATGCAACTTCGGCCGTATCAGAATGAAGCAAAGAATGCCGTTTTCTCCGAGTGGGAAAGCGGCAATTTAAAAACATTACTTGTCTTGCCTACAGGCTGTGGCAAGACGATAGTTTTTGCAAAAATCACCGAAGAATGTGTCCGTCGAGGTGACAGGGTGCTGATACTTGCCCACCGTGGAGAATTGCTCGACCAAGCGGCGGACAAAATCCAAAAAGCAACAGGACTTAATTCGTCGGTTGAAAAAGCCGAGCAAAGTTGCATAGGTTCGTGGAACAGGGTTGTTGTAGGCTCTGTACAGACGCTTATGCGTGAGAAAAGACTGTCAAACTTTGACAGCGATTATTTTGACACAATCATCATTGATGAAGCACATCACTCAATCAGCGACAGCTATCAGCGTGTGCTTGAGCATTTTGACAATGCAAAAGTGTTGGGTGTTACCGCAACACCCGACCGAGGAGATATGAAAAATTTAGGAACAGTATTTGATTCGCTTGCGTATGAGTACACGCTCCCTAAGGCTATCAAAGAGGGATATCTGTCACCGATTAAAGCTGTGACAATACCGCTTACACTTGACCTTTCGGGAGTTGCCACACAGGCAGGAGATTTTAAAGCAAGCGACATTGATACGGCACTTGATCCGTATCTTTATCAGATTGCCGAAGAAATGAAAAAATACTGTAAGAACCGTAAAACTGTTGTGTTTTTACCACTTGTAAAAACATCTCAGAAATTTAAAGACATTTTGAACGAAAAAGGCTTTAAAGCGGCAGAGGTAAACGGTAACAGTGATGACAGAACAGAAATATTGCAGGACTTTGAAAACGATAAATACAATGTCTTGTGTAACTCAATGCTTTTAACCGAGGGTTGGGACTGCCCAAGTGTTGACTGCGTTGTTGTTTTAAGACCCACAAAGGTTCGGGGGCTTTACTGCCAAATGGTCGGCAGAGGTACAAGACTTGCTCCAAACAAGACAGAGCTTTTGCTACTCGACTTTTTGTGGCACACCGAAAGGCACGAACTTTGCAGACCTGCACATCTCATTTGCGACAACGATGAAGTCGCACAAAAAATGACCGAAAACTTATCAGAACAGGCAGGCTGTCCGATTGACATTGAAGAAGCGGAGGAAAAAGCAAGTGAAGATGTTGTTGCTCAGCGTGAAGAGGCGCTTGCAAATCAGCTTGCGGAAATGCGAACACGCAAACGCAAACTTGTAGATCCGTTGCAGTACGAAATGTCAATTCAGGCGCAGGACCTTGCAGGATATGTTCCTGCATTCGGCTGGGAGTGTTCTCCGCCTACAGACAAGCAGAAAGCAAAACTTGAAAAGCTCGGAATATTCCCCGATGAAATTCAGAGTGCCGGCAAAGCAAAACTTATTCTTGACAGGCTCGAAAAGCGAAGAATTGAGGGCTTAACCACACCTAAACAAATCCGTATGCTCGAAAGCAGAGGTTTTCAGCACGTGGGCAAATGGCAGTTTGACGAAGCGTCAGCTTTGATTTCAAGGATTGCCGCAAATGGTTGGAGAACTCCGAAAAACATTAACCCGAAAACATATGTACCGCAAAGCGAGGTGAATACGGTTGGACTTACTTAATGCACTTGAATACATCAGTCCGTCAGAGCTTGACTACCAAGACTGGGTAAATGTCGGAATGGCACTCAAACAAGAGGGATACAGCGTAAAGAACTGGGACGATTGGAGCAGAGCAGACAGCCGATATCACAACGGTGAGTGTGAAAAGAAATGGCAGAGCTTTAACGGCTCTGCCTCACCTGTCACAGCAGGCACGATAGTTCAAATGGCAAAAGACAGGGGGATGACTTTTCGTGAATCGAAAGAACTCGGCTGGAATGATGAAATCGCTTTTGAACAGGGCGATATCGGAGTAACAGCCTGTGAGGGTGTAAAGTTTCACGAGCCTGCAAACTGGAATCCTGTGAATGAAATTGTAACCTACCTTGAAACCCTCTTTGACAGCTCCGAAAATGTCGGCTATGTAACCGAAACTTGGGAGAAGAACGATAACGGCAAGGTTAAATATCTGCCTACAAAGGGCAGTTGTGACCGTACGGCAGGTGAGCTTATTGCCGCCCTCAACAATTGTGACGGTGATATATCAAATGTATTCGGTGATTACAAGCCTGAAGCAGGGGCGTGGATAAGGTTCAACCCATTGGACGGCAAGGGTGTAAAAAATGAGAATGTAACCGATTATCGTTATGCTCTGGTGGAATCTGACTGTATGGCTCTTGAAGAACAAAATGCAATCATCAGAGAGCTTGAGCTGCCTGTTGCGGTGCTTGTTTATTCGGGCGGAAAATCAGTCCACGCTATCGTTAAGATTGATGCCGCAAACTATGACGAATACCGCAAAAGAGTTGATTATCTCTACAATGTATGCCATAAAAACGGTTTTGAAATCGACAAGCAGAACCGCAATCCGTCAAGATTGAGCCGTATGCCCGGTGTTATCCGCAACAACAAAAAACAGTTTATCATTGACACAAACATCGGTAAATCCGATTTTGCCGAATGGAAAGACTGGGTGGAAAGTATCAACGATGACTTACCCGACCTTGACAACCTTGCAGATTTTTTTGAAAATCCTCCTGAACTTGCTCCGCCTCTGATTGAGGGAGTATTGCGACAGGGACATAAAATGCTCCTCGGCGGACCCTCAAAAGCAGGTAAGTCATTTGGTCTTATCGAATTGTGTATTGCAATTGCCGAGGGAACAGAATGGTTCGGCTTTAAGTGTGCGCAGGGCAATGTCTTGTATGTAAATCTTGAACTTGACCGTGCGTCCTGTTTTCACAGATTCAAGGACGTATACGAAGCACTTGGACTTGAACCCAAAAACTTAAACAGAATTGATATTTGGAACTTGCGTGGTAAGTCCGTGCCTATGGATAAGTTAGCGCCTATGCTCATACGCAGAGCTTTAAAAGGCAACTTTATAGCTGTTGTGATTGACCCGATATACAAGGTTATTACAGGCGATGAGAACAGTGCTGACCAAATGGCACACTTTTGCAACCAGTTTGACAAGGTATGTACAGAAATCGGATGTGCGGTAATCTACTGTCACCACCATTCAAAAGGTGCTCAGGGCGGTAAAAAGTCAATGGACAGAGTTTCGGGCTCGGGTGTTTTCGCTCGTGACCCCGATGCACTCCTTGACCTTACAAGGCTTGAAATCAGCGAAGATTTGATGAAACAGCAAAAGGATGAAAGAACCTGTAAAATCTGCAAAGACTGGATAGGTCGTTTCAACAAAATCAGTGAAGTGTGTTCGCAGGACGATTTGGTAATGTCAAATAATATGATTGACATCGCACGCAAAACGCTTCCTGAACAGTCTTTTAAGCTGATGATGTCAGATGTTGCCCGTGCCGAAAAAACCGTAAAGGGAATGTCAGCGTGGAGAATAGAGGGTACTCTGCGAGAGTTTCCGGCATTTGATGCACTTAACCTTTGGTTTGATTATCCGATACACAAATCAGATACAACAGGTGTGTTGAAGGACTGTAATTTTGAGGGCGATTTTAACCCGCCTTACAAGAAGAATTTCGGTAAGAAAAAGAGTGAATCGGAACGCAAAAAAGAACGCTCAGAATCTATTATGACAGCGTTTACTGCAGAAGAAAATAACGGTCAGGCAGATATAAATGACATTGCTACATATCTTGGAGTTACCGAAAAAACAGTCCGAAATCGATTAAAAGAGCACGGCGGATTTTGGGTTGACGGCGGTAAAACAGGATTAAAGGAAAAGGAAAAAGTCGAATAAATTTTCCCTTTCCGTCAAATTTGGAAGGAAAATTTTATCGAGAATTTCCCTTTCCGTGAAGGAAAATAAGGAAAATTTCCCGAGATTTTCCTTTTCTAAAAATGACGGAAAATGACTTTTTTCTCGAGATTTTCCGAGGGAAAGAAAAAGTATATATACTACCGTATATATAAACGATGTCCGTTCCCTAAGGTCACAGGGGTGAAGTAGTTGTGCGAAGCTTACGCACAACAACTCCTTCCCCTGACCTGTGACTAAAAGCAAAATTCAAAAATCAAAAGTAACTTTAATGCTTTAAAGGAGTGAAATATCAAAAATGGAATTTTTTATGGCGATGATACCGCCGACCGTAACTGCACAGGAACATAAGGTTATGGTAAAAAACGGCAAACCTGTTTTTTACAATCCGCCCGAGGTGAAACAGGCATCAGAAAAGCTCACATCACATTTAGCAAAATTTAAACCGTCAGACCCGTACAAGTCGGGTGTCAGACTGATAACAAAGTGGTGCTTTCCTCGTGGTAAACATCAGGACGGCGAATATCGTATAACAAAACCCGACACAGACAATTTGCAAAAAATGCTAAAAGACTGTATGACCGCTCTCGGATTTTGGTCTGATGACGCACTTGTTGCAAGTGAGATATGTGAAAAGTTTTGGGCAGAGGTTTCGGGTATTTACATCAAGGTGGAAGAACTGTGAATATCTCGGAAGTTAAACGCAACCTTGAAAGAACCGTGCTGTACAACGGTGCAGAATACGTTCTGAAAGGCTGTATCATCAGACGGAATACAACGGGTCGGTTTTACTATCAGGTAGAGCTTATGGACACCAAAGCCAAAAGCTCGTTGATTGTAACTGCACTTGATAAGATTGACGAAAGGAGAGAAAGCATTGAAAGCGAGAATACCAGTTAAGCTGAAAAGAGAGGCTATGGCGGAGATTAACCGCCTTGCCGACAGGGAATATCAGAAGGTCAAGGACAAAGAACTCAATGACCTGACAAGGCGAATTTTTAAGACGATTGTATTTGCCTTGCATAAGGATTTCGGCTTTGGTCGTGACAGATGTGCAAAGGCACTAAAGTCTATGACCGAAATAATTGAACATTCCGACACCGACGAAGTGTTTTGGGAGCACATCGACAGGGTTGTCATCGACAAGCTGAAACTTGAATTTGAGAAGCGGGACTATACCAACAATGGAAATGTTGTTAATTTTGAAGGAGATGAAGAAAATGATTGACTGTTCAAATACAAGGGAATACTTTGCTGAAAAAGCAAGGATGTCGAAAACAACGAAATCAGGAATATGCGAAGTGGAATGTGCAAAATGCCCTTTAAGTAGCGATAATAACGGTGTAAGAGAATGCTGTACAGATTTTGAAATGCTTTATCCTCAAGCAGCAATTTCAATTGTACAGCGGTGGAGCAATGCAAATCCACAGAGGACTTATCTGACCGAATTCCTGAAACATTATCCAAATGCTCCTCTTGGTAGTGGCGGAACTCCAAATATTTGCCCTCATGCCTTGGGACTGCACAATATAGAAGGATGTAAAAAGAATTATACGTGTATTGAATGTTGGAATCAGGCTTTGCCAGAAAGGGAAGAAAAATGAGTAAGTGGATAAGCGTCAAGGATAGATTGCCTATCGGGAAAGAGGATGTGCTTGTACTCATAAAGAAAACAGAACACTCTGGTAAGTATAAAGATTGTGAAAAGATATATTATTTGATATATGTAGGTGCGTATCTTGATGGTAGATGGGCAACAGCTTACTGCTTTGGGTATAATTTCGTTGACAATGAAATGAAAAAAAGTCGTGGAGCAAGTGTATTGGAAGTAACACATTGGAAGCCACTTCCGAAGTTACCTAAATTTTTAAGAAAGTGAGGCGGACAGTAATGACACCTGATGAATACAGACAAAAGCACAAGCGCTGTGCGACCTGCGTGTATTACGGAGAAAATAATTTTTTTCAAGCTTCACCATCTTATTACTGCCTTGCGAAAAACAAAACAACATTTGATTCAAAAGGAAGATTTTGTAAAGTGTATAAAGCTAAAGATTTTAAAAGGGGGCAACAAATTAATGGACAAAATACACAGGGCTGATGTTGACTTTTCGACGCAACTTGAAAAGGCTATGAAGCTGAGAGATATCAGCCCGACAAAGTTAGCGAGGAAATCGGGAGTTCAACGCAGTCAGATTTGTAGATACCTAACTGCCGAAATAGCGCCGACGACGAACAATATACGAAGGTTGTCAATTGCTCTGAATGTTACAACTGATTATTTATTGGGGCTAGCTAAAACAGACGAAAGATAACAAACAATAATTAAATTGCACCAATAATGCAACGAGAAAAAATATACAATGGACTTATAATGCAGACGGACTATCTGTGTTGTAAGTCCATTTTTTATTTGGCGGTGTACGATATGGCAAAGGCATTTGCTGTAAGCTTTTACAAATCTAAAAAGTGGCAGGATTGCCGACAAAGTTTTATCGCAGAGCGAATGCTTGTTGACGGCGGATTGTGTCAGCTATGTAAAGAGCGACACGGCTTTATCGTACATCATAAGATCATGATTAATGAGGGCAACATAAACAATCCTGATGTTACTCTCAACCACGACAATCTTTTATATGTATGCAAAAAATGTCACGATGATTTGCCGGGGCACGGGATAGGTGGTTGCGAACCGAAAAAATATTTTTTTGATGAGAGCGGAATGCTCCGACCGATTATCCCCCCCGTTGAAAAATCGGAAACCAGTGACCGTAGGACCGAGGGGGGCAGTTAGATTTTTTGCGCGCCTTATTATATAGCCCCCCTCCCCCCAAAAATCTTGTGTGAAAGGACGGTGTGACTTGTAAAATGACTGCCGAACAGAAGGAACAAAGAGCGATTAAGCGAGAGATAAAGCGATTAACGGAAATCTACAAGGACATAGAAGTTAAAAGAAAAGACCTCGCTGTTGGCTTGATTGAGAATGCGGCGTTCACTCGAATCAGACTGAAAGAACTGCAACAAGACATTGCAATTTATGGCTTGACTGAATTGTTTTCGCAGTCGGAAACGCAAGAGCCGTACTCACGCAAAAGGCCTGAGGCAGATTTGTATAACACGATGCTTGGAAATTATCTTAAATACATCAAGCAACTCAACGATATGCTTCCGAAAGTGACCGAGGCGAAGGCTGCAACGACAGACGGCTTTGACGATTTCGTTGAAGGGCGTGACAAGCTTTGAAGCGCTACCCATTAAGCTATAATCCGATACTTGAATATTACGAGCAGATAAAGAACGGCAAGGTTACTGTTTGCGACAAAATACGCAAGTGGTACAAACATTTAAGTAATAAGGTGATTAACCCGACAGACGGCTACCACTATGAAGCCAAGCGAGGAAATCACATTATTGAATTTGTTGAAAACTACTGCCGACACAGTAAAGGTAAAATGGGCGGTCAGCTTGTGAAGCTTGAACTGTGGGAAAAAGCGTGGCTTGCGGCGACTTTTGGCTTTGTGGACGATGACGGCATCCGGCAGTACAACCTGTCTGTGTTAATTATCGGAAAAAAGAACGGCAAGTCTTTGCTCGCCTCTGCGATTGGCTTGTATATGCTCATCGGTGACGGTGAACCCGGTCCCGAAGTATATGCAGTCGCCACAAAGCGTGACCAAGCCAAGATTATATGGCAGGAAGCAAAACGAATGGTTCGCAAGAGTGAAACTTTATTGAAGCGAATTAAACCGCTGTTGAATGAATTGAGTTCAGAGGATTACAACTGCGGAGTATTTAAGCCGCTTGCTTCCGATTCGGACACGCTTGACGGTCTGAATGTGCATTGTTGCCTTATGGACGAACTTCATCAATGGAAGAACGGCAGACAGTTGTATGACATTATGGCTGACGGTACGATCGGACGAGATCAACCGCTTATCCTTGTGACAACAACAGCCGGAAAAATCAGAGAGGACATCTATGATGAAATCTATGACGATGCCGTTCGCACTACGAATGGTTTGTTTGACGATGTAGGTTACAAGGACGAACACAGCCTTTACATCATCTACGAGCTTGACAAGCGTGAAGAATGGGAAAAACCCGATTGCTGGGAAAAGGCTAACCCCGGACTTGGGACGATTAAAAATCGAAATGCTCTTGCAAGCAAAGTCAAGAAAGCGCAGGCAAATCCGTCACTTGTACGAAATCTTGTATGCAAGGAATTTAACATAGCCGAAACATCAACCGAATCGTGGCTCAATTTCGAGGAGCTTAACAACGAAACAAAATTTGATGTAAAGGAACTCCGTCCGACCTATGGCGTAGGCGGTGCAGACTTATCAAGCACAACTGACCTGACAGCGGCAAAGATGTTGTTTCGATTGCCTGACAGCGAAAACATTTATGTAATGTCTATGTACTGGATACCTGCCGACCTCGTAGAGAAAAAAGTAACCGAGGATAAAATTCCTTACGACAAATGGATAGAACAGGGCTTTATGCGTACCTGCCCCGGAAACAAAATCGACGCAAGTGTTGTAACAGCGTGGTATCAGGAACTACAAGACGAATACGACATTTACTTGTGGAAAGAGGGCTATGACGCTTGGTCAGCTCAGATGTGGGTTAATCAGATGATTGACGCTTTCGGTCCTACCGTTATGGAAGCTGTACATCAGGGCAAGAAAACACTGTCTGCCCCGATGAAAGCCCTTAAAGCAGACCTTGTCAAGAAAAGAATAATCTACAACAACAATCCGATAGATAAATGGTGTCTTGCAAACACCGCAATAGATGAGGACAGAAACGGTAATATACAGCCAATTAAGACCTCAAAGTCAACGAGACGAATTGACGGTACTGCGGCTTTGCTTGACGCTTACACGATATATTTTGAATACGAAGATGAATATTTAAGCATTGTTTAGGAGGTGAGAGAATGGGAAAATTTAAGAACTTTTTAAATTCTGTTCGTAATGTCAGAAAGACAAAGAATTTTTCAAGGGTTGAACTTGTTACACAGAATAATTCAAATTTCTTTTTGTGGGGCAACAGGGCATATGATTCCGACACCGTCCGAGCTTGCGTTAATGCACAGGCTCTTAGATTCTCGAAGTTATCTATTAAACACATAAGAGAAACAATCGTTGACGGCAGAAAAGACCTCTTAATCAATCCCGAGCCTTATGTCAAATTTTTGCTTGAAGAACCAAACCCGTACACAACAATGGATATGCTCCTATATAGGACAAGCACACAGTTATCGTTATCGGGCAATGCTTTTTGGCTGATAATCAGGGATTCAAACGGCTTGCCTACTGAATTGTATTTCATACCGGCTAAATCAGCTACGGATTTGTATGATACGAATGGCAACCTTGTGTATGAATTTATTCTTGCAAACGGCAAGACTTACCGCTTTGCTTCCGAAGATGTTATACACTTGCGTGATGATTTTGCTGAAAATGACATATTCGGAAGTGGCAAATTTAAGGCTCTTGCTCCTTTACTCGAAATTGTTGAAACAACCGACAGTGGCATCATCAGCGCTATCCGAAATTCAAGCGTAATTAAATGGTTACTGAAATACACATCATCTTTGCGCCCTGAGGATTTGAAGAAGAACGCAAAAGCGTTTGCTGATAACTACCTTAACATCAGCAACAGCTCTGTGGGTGTTGCGGCAGTTGACGCCAAAGTTGACGCAAATCAGATAACACCGAATGACTATGTTCCAAATGCTTTGCAGATGGATAGAACCAAGAACAGAATCCTTGAGCTTTTTAACACTAATGTGAAAATTATCACATCAACAGCGAACGAAGATGAAGAAAACGCCTATTTCGAGGCGGTGATTTCACCTAAAATTATTCAGCTTAAAAACGAGCTGACGCGGAAACTATTCACTCGCCGTCAGCGTAGTTGTGGAAATTACATCGCAGTCGGTTCGTTCAATCTACAATCTGCAAGTCTTAAAACAAAGCTGAATTTTGCCGGAATGGTTGACCGTGGAGCAATGCTCCCAAACGAATGGCGAGAATCACTTGGTCTTGCTCCTGTTCCGGGCGGTGATACTCCGCTCAGAAGATTAGATACAGTTGCAGTTGACGAAGGAGGTGAAAAAAGTGAAGAGTAAAAATTATGAAGATTTTGTTGAAAAATTCAAACCCAAGAAAACAACAGATGATTGTTATACACCATCGTTGGTTTATGAAGCTATAAGCGAGTGGGTGGCGAACGAATACAACCTTGATAAATCCCACTTTTGCCGTCCGTTTTATCCCGGAGGCGATTACGAAAATTACGATTATTCGGGAAAAATAGTTGTTGATAATCCGCCCTTTAGCCTTTTGGCAAAAATTTTAGATTTTTATACTCGCAACAAAATTAAATGCTTTTTATTTGTTCCTACTCTTACTATTTTTAGCAATAAAAGAAGTTGCAACTACACAATAATTCTTTGCGGCATTGGAATTACATACGAAAATGGTGCAGTTGTAAATACATCATTTATTACAAATTTAGATGATCCTGATTTGCAAATAAGAACTGCTCCAACTTTATATAAAGCAGTTAAGCTTGCAGATAATAAAACGCTTGCCGCAATAAAGAAACAATTCCCGAAATATTCTTATCCTGATAGCGTAATTACCAGTGCTAAACTTTATCCTTTTGCGAAGTATGGCATTGATATAAAAATAAAAAAATCGCAATGCCATTTTATCAGAGCTTTAGAATCACAAAGAGCGAAGAAAAAGGCTATTTTTGGTGCTGGTTTTTTGATTTCGGATAGTGTCAAAGCTGAATTGCAGAAAGCTGAATTGCAGAAAATTGAATTGCAGAAAATTGAATTGCAGAAAATTGAAGCAACAGAAATGAATAACTGGGAGCTTAGCAGTGAAGAACTGCTAATAATTAAATCACTTGGACAGGGAGGTGAAAACGATGCCGAAAACAATTGACATTAAAGGCCCTATCGTTACGAATGATGATAAGTGGATTTACGACTGGTTTGGAGTAGATTCCTGTTGCCCAGCCGACATTCGCTCACAGCTTGACGAAGTGGCGGATGAGGGCGTACAGGTTGTTATCAATTCGTCAGGTGGTGACATCTTTGCCGCCTCCGAAATTTACGATATGCTCGCCGAAAGCAAGGCTACAATCAAGGTCATTTTTGCCGCCTCTGCCGCTTCATACATCGCTTGTGCGTGCACATCTGAAATTGTGCCAACAGGTATGCTTATGATTCATAATGTTTCAAGCTATGCCGCAGGCGATTACAATGACATGGCACACGAATCAGGCGTGTTGCTTAAAGCAAGTAAAGCCGTTGCGACAGCCTATCGACTTAAAACGGGTATGAGCGAGGACGAGCTTATTGGACTTATGGACAAGGAAACTTGGCTCACTGCTGATGAAGCAGTCGAAAAAGGTTTTATTGACAAGGTCGCAGAATATGCTGAAAAGCCAAAAGAGGTTAAACTTGCGGCAAGCCTTAGTGGTCTTATCCCTGATACAATCATCAAACAGATGAGGGACGAAAAAACACAGCTTACAGCAAAACTTGAATTACTCAAACGAAAGGAAGTTGAAGAAGAATGAACAAACAGGAATATCTCAACAAGAGAAATGCTCTTTATGACAAGGCAAAAAAGCTCATTGCAGAAAACAAGCTCGCCGAGGCGAAAGAGATTACACAGCAGATTGATAAGCTCGACAGTGAGTTTGAAAATTCTGCCGTGAATAAGGCAAATAAAAATGCAGAGGAGGGAATTCAAATGCTTGCGCCATTTGAAAATCACAAAACAAAAATTGACCTCACAGATGAGGGCGAACAGGTAACAGACATGTACGCGACACTTGAATACAGAAAAGCATTCGCTAACTATATTCAGAACGGTGTACCCGTGCCACAGAAGTTTATGAATGTGGCATCACAGACCACATCAAGCACTGCGGCGGCTATTGTGCCGACCACAATATATCAGCGTTTAATCGTTGAACTTGAAAAAATCGGCGAAATTTACGCAAGAGTGTTCAAGACGGCTTATCCGACAGCACTCCTTATCCCTACACAGAACATCCGTCCAACAGCAAGCTGGGTTGATGAAGAAAAGGGTTCTGACCAGCAGAAGGTTACTACTGACAAGGTTGTGTTTGCAGGCTATAAGCTTGAATGTAAGGTTGCATTCTCTCTCTTTATGACAAAGACTGCACTTGATACCTTTGAATCACAGTTTATTGACCAGATTAAGACTGCAATTGTAAAGGCTGTTGAATCTGCAATCATCAAGGGTACAGGCACAGGCTCTCCGACAGGCATTCTTACTTGCACACCGCCTGAGGGTCAGACTATTGAAATTGCAAAGACAGGTAAACTTGCCTATTCAACACTTTGTAATGCTGAGGCGGCTCTTCCTGCCGCATATGACGATGCTGTGTGGTTGATGACAAAGAAGTCATTCTTTGCGTTCATGGGCATCACAGACAGCAACGGTCAGCCTGTCGCTCGTATGTCCGAAGGACTTAACGGCAAGCCGTCACTCTCACTTTTCGGTCGTGCTGTTATCCCAACAGACGGCTATATGGATTCGTATGCTGACACGGTTTCAGCTGACACAACCTTTGCAATGATGTTCAATCTTAACGATTACATCTTCAACGAGGTAATGGGTTTAAGCGTCAAGAAGTACGAAGAGGATGACACCGATAACACAGTCCTTAAAGCCGTAATGCTTGCAGACGGTAAGGTTGTGGATACTCACAGTCTTGTTAAGCTTGTTAAAAAGAGCGCTTAAAAGAGGTTTGAATTATGGCAGTATCTAATGAAATTGAAGCCGTAAAGGTTTCGCTCCGTATCAATACGGTGCTGTTTGATGATGAAATATCTGCCCTCATTGATTCTGCCAAAAGTGACATGGCAGGTGCAGGAGTTGATGTCAACGACAAAAACTCAACTGCACTTGTTATGCAGGCAATCAAGTTCTATTGCCGTGCTTATTTTTCGGTGACCGCCGACAGCGAATGGGCACGGCATTACGAAGAATTGCGCGATGCAATGGCGGCGAGAGGAGCACAAACAGAATGAATGCAGATACTTTGATTTCGCTTGTTTCGGGCTATAACGAAACAACAAACGATATCGGTGAAATCGTTCAGTCCGAAAAGCTCCGCAAGGTCTATGCTCAGCGGCAATATGTCAGACAATCCGAGTTCTTTCAGGCACAAGCTAACGGATTAAAACCTGAATGTATGCTTGAAGTTAATTCCTTTGAGTATCAGAACGAGGAATTTTGCTACCTTGATAATAAAAAGTTCAAAATCTATCGTGCATATCAAATCAAAGGAACAGAGCGTACAGAGCTGTATTTAACGGATGTGGTAGGTGAAAACAATGTCACTTCCTAAAGCAGTTAAAATCACAAAAAACGGCGTTGAGATAATCAGCAATGTTGACCGTATTCAATATACGCTCAAAGAGCTTGAGAGAGCCGCTCTGCGCGATGTTGGCAAACTTGTATGCAAACGGTCACGACAAAAAATAAAACGCAGGACGGGGCGATTGGCGAAAAACACGCAGTATTGGGTACGTTCAAAGCAAAAAATTCCTGACCTGCAAGTAGGCTTCAAACCGGGCGGATTCTATGGACTGTACCAAGAAATTGGCACGAATAAATATCCAAAAATTGGAGCATTGAGCAACGCAACCCAAGAAAACATCAAAGACATCATCAAAATCGAACAGCAATACCTCAGTGCCGTAGGCACGGAAGAGGCAGAACGCAAACTGAACGAGGGGGAATATAGCGGTGAATAATATCAAGAAATTTTTGAAAAATTTATTTGCTGAGTATGCACCCTCTTATTTTTTACAGGCAGAAAGCGGATTTCCTCGCCTTGTATATGAGGTCAAACAGTTATACACAGATGAGCCGTATGACAAGTTTGTTGTGACCGTTAATGTTTATGATAGGCAGACTACGGCGGGCATTGATGATGTTGTGGACAAAATCTACGACAACATAGCAAAGGCTACATACTTGGTTGATGATGTTTTTTACAAATTCTACAACAATTTTGACCGGCAGTATATTGCCGAATCAGACAAATCAATAAAGAGAGTAATGTTTACTCTCGAAATGAGAAAATACAACAGAAAGGATGATTAAAATGGCTACAGTTAAGCCACGAAAGATTAAGCCGTACAGCGGATATAATGCTAAGACGGCTGACCATATGCTCCTTGACGCAGGTGCGTTTTTTGTAAACTATGATCCTGCTACGGACACATATGCAAGTGCTAAAAAGGCAGGTAAATGCCTTGGCGTAACGATTAAAGGCGGTGAATTTTCGGCAAAGCCGACACTCCGTCGTTTGGAATTTGACGGCGTAAAAACAAGAACTAAAGGCGACACAGTAGTTGACGGTTGGGAAGTTTACATCAAAGCAACACTTGCTGAGATGACTACCCAGAACTTCATTTATGGCCTTGGAATTGCCGACAAAGGCACAGACGAAAAGGTCGTAGGCTACGATGTAATCACGGGTAGAGATGTTATTCTTGACGGTGACTACATTAAGAATATCACTTGGGTAGGCTGTCTCCTCGGAGAGGATAAGCCGTGCATTATTCAGGTATTCAACGGCTTTAACGAAAACGGTCTTACGCTTGCGATTGCAGACAAGGACAACGGCAAGGTAGAAGCTCAGTTCTATGGTAACCTTTCACCCGAAGTCTATGATTCGGATGAGGAAATCAAACCGCCGTTTAAGATTTTCAGGCCGACAGAAAAAACGGAAACAGCGGAGGCATAATTATGAGAAAGTTAAGCATTAAAGACGCATTTACTCTTGCTCGCATTATCAAAAGAGCAGACATCAAAGAGGAAATTGCAGACTTTGCAAATCGCATTGCTGTCAAAAATAGCAACAAAGATGAAGCGGTCAACACCGAAGCAGTCGGTCTTGAATTTGTGATTACTCTGTTAACTTCTTTGGCAACCAAAGAAACAGAACAGGAATTTTATTCATTGCTTGCCGATATCAGAGGCGACATTACTGCTGATGATGTAAGTAAATTAAGTATCCCCGAAGTCCTTGATAATGTAAAGGCAATCATCAGGGAGAATGATATTAAGAGTTTTTTTACCTCAGCCTTAGCCTTGAAGTAAGAACATATGGAATGCTCTTGCAGTATTGTTGTGGCAATACTGCCATACTGCATGAGTTGTCTTTCTCCGGTGCTGTCGAGATTATCAAAAATGCTATAAATGACCGTAATGACGAATTGCTTTATAAAGCCTATATTCTGACTGTTGTAGGAAATTTCACAGGCTTGTCGTACACGGATTTCGTTAACAAGGCAACAGGCTCGACACGGCCCGAAAACATTGTTGATACGGTCAATACGGAAGAAATTGAAAAAACGGTTGAAAACTACCTTGATAACTACAAGTGGGAGGAGGTGTAGCTAATGGCTGTTGAAATATTTAAGTTATTCGGCTCGATTTTTGTTAATAACGATGAGGCAAATAAATCAATCGCCGAAACCGAGAAAAAAGGTAAAGGTGTTGCCGCAACCTTAGGTAACGGTATCAAAACCGCAGGCAAATGGGGAGCGGCAATGGTCGGAGGTGCGGCGGCAGGTGTCGGAGCATTATCGTCAGTTGCCGAAAATACCAGAGAATACCGCACCGAAATGGGTAAACTCGACACAGCTTTTATCACAAACAAATTTACAGCGGCAGATGCAAAACAGACTTACTCTGACTTGTATGCCGTAGTCGGTGACAGCGGACAGGCAACTGAGGCGGCTAATCATTTATCATTGCTTTGCGATTCCACAAAAGACCTGCAAAGTTGGACAGAGATTTGCACAGGTGTTTACGGTCAATTCGGTGATTCCTTGCCTATTGAGGGTTTGACAGAGGCGGCAAACGAAACCGCAAAAGTTGGACAGGTAACAGGTCCGCTTGCCGATGCTCTTAACTGGATGGGTGTGTCAGAAGATGAATTTAATGAAAAACTTGCAAAATGCTCATCAGAACAAGAAAGACAGCAGTTAATCACATCAACTCTCACAAGCTTGTATTCGGATGCCTCTGCTCAGTACAAGGAAACAAACGGCGATGTAATGGAATCTAACAGAGCTCATCAGCAGCTGTCTGATACGATGGCGCAAATCGGTGCTGTCGCTGAACCTGTCCTTAACTCTCTTATCGGTCTTGGCGGTAAACTCCTCGAACAGCTCTCACCATTGATTGAGAGTGTGGCGAACAACCTCGCCCCTGTTTTAATCAACATTTGCGAAGAGGTAGCACCGATAATTGTGTCAATGCTCGAGCAGATAATGCCGTTAATTGAGGAGTTACTACCGTTTATTGCTCAGCTTATGGAGCAGTTAGCACCTATCATTGTTCAGATTGTTGAACAGCTGTTTCCACCTTTACTGCAAATCATTCAGGATTTGCTCCCGTATTTCATGCAGATAATTCAGGCTATAATGCCGTTATTCAGTACGCTTGTAGAACTCTTAATGCCTGTAATCGAGATGTTCGTTCAGCTTGCCGGTGTATTGCTCAACGGCTTGTTGGCGGCACTTACTCCGATTATAGAGGATTTAGCTACATTTTTGAATGATTTGCTTACACCTCTTATCCCGATTATCAGTGAGTTGTGCGATACAATTGTCGGCATTCTACAGCCTGTCTTTGAGCAGCTATCGCCTGTCATCTCACTGGTTTTTGACGCTCTTCGACCGGTTCTTGACCTACTCGGTGAAATGCTTGAAACACTTATCCCTGCGCTTGTTCCGATGATTGAATGGTTGGCGCAAATCTTTTCGGAGGTTTTAGGCGGTGCAATTAAAGGAGTCAAAAAAATTCTTGAACCGCTTTCGGGGATTTTTAATGGAATTGTAGATTTCGTAAAAGGTGTGTTTTCGGGAAACTGGGAACAAGCGTGGAACGGTGTTGTTAACATTTTCAAGAACGTATTTAACCTTTTGCCTACATTCGTTGAGAATGTAATCAACGGCATTATTTGGATTATTAACAAGCTCTTGGAAGGCGTAAACTGGGCAACATCAATGATTGGTTGGGAAATAGATCCGATTCCGGAAGTAACCTTACCTCGTTTCCGTGCCGGTATTGATTATGTTCCGTATGATAAGTTTGCTGCATATCTTGATGCCGGTGAGGCAGTTCTCACAGCTCAAGAGGCTGAGGAATACCGTCAATCGAAGCGTGAAGGCAGAGGCTCAGTTTTTGAAAACGATTCCACTAATATCATTAACAACATCAGTATCAATATTCCCTCTGTTGCAATTAATAACGACATGGATATTGACAGCCTTGTCGAAGATATGAGCAATCGGTTAGCTGATGAAGTCACAAGGAGGCAGAAAGCGTATGCATAACTTTTATTTCGGAGGTAAATGGCTATCGTATTTCGGTGGCCGTATCACAAAAGCGCCACAGCACGAAATCCCCGTCAGAGATGTTTCAACGGTTGAAATCCCGTGCAGAGACGGTGATGTTTTGCTTGATAACGGGCGGTGGCAGAATATTGAATTTGAGCGCGAAATCTGTTTTTTGCCGTATTTATCCGAACTGTCAGCAAAGCACCTTGCGAGGGCTGTTATCGAATGGCTAACTTTGAATCGTGGCTACCAAAAGTACAAGGATACTTATAACCCCGGATATTTCACCGAGGCTTACATATCAAATACTAACGATATTGTTCGTGAACTCCCAACATTACTTACAACAAAAATCAAATTCAACCGCAAGCCGTGGTGGTATTCAGAGCTTGGACAGCGGAATATTGATTTTGAAGTTAATAAATCGGTTTCCTTGCACAATCCCGAACATTATGAATCCTTACCTACTATCATCATAACTAATACGAATGCGAGCGGCGGCACTACGGCAGTTGCTAAAATTAACATAAACGGTGAATCATTTGGTTTGAAGTGCACAGGTGGTTATGACTACGCAATACTTGACGGTGAAACCATGCAGTATATAGCCCACAAATCTGACGGTACAACTAATTTTGTTGACGACACTATACCTCCTAAATTTAAGGTTGGAGACAATCAAATTGTAGTAACGGCATATAAGAACGCGCTTCTGTCGATAAAACCAAATTGGAGGCGATTGTAAAAGTGTTCCCTTTGTTGTATAAATCGGATTTTAAAACAATCGGCCCAAGTAGATTTAACCTGCTCGGACGGATTACAGAAATAACCAGCGGTAAAGTTACAGAGGAACGAAACGGTGATTATTTGCTTGAAATGGAGTTATCGACAACGGACAGATGTGCCGATTTGCTCGACACTCAGTATTTCGTTAAAGCAAAACCAAATCCGACAGACGAACCGCAATTTTTTGAAATCTATAATTTGCAGTACAAGGATAAAAAATCCGTTGTAATCAAAGCAAAGCATATCAAGCATAATCTGTATAACAATTTTTTGGTTGAAGTACAAAATCAAACAGACATAATGCGCACACCTGCGGAATGGTGGCATTACCTTTGTACAGGGCAGGAAGAAGGCTTGCAATCGCAAATGACCTTGTGGGAGCACTACTTTAAATTTACATCTGATATCACCACAAAATCCTCTATGACGCTCGGCTTTGTTACTCCGTGTACTCTCGGCGATTTTATGGGCGGTGCAGACGGTTCACTCGTTGATGTTTTCGGCGGTGAATACAAATACAACAACTTTAATGTATCGTTGTTAAAAAACCGTGGAACAACTACTAAATATCATTTAAAGTGGGGAAAAAATCTGAGCAGTTTAACGCAAACACTTGATTCGGACGACATTTGCTCGCATGTGGCGGCATATGCGACTTGCTATGATACCTATGCAAAGCGCAATGTTGTGCTTTGCTCACAGCCACAGGAACTTAAAAGCCACAAATCAAAGTTAATTAAGGTTAAAGCCGTTGATGTAACAGACGGTGGTTCGGTGGATATTGGTGATGCGTCGGGCTACTGGAATTTTAATGCGCATACGGGCGAAAACAAAGACCTTTTGATTCAAAAACTAAATATTCAAGCACAGGTTTTAAGAGGACAGCTCGTAAACACAAACGGAGCGCCTACGCTTAATGTAAAAGTTGACTATCCGCCTACACTCACCGAAATGCTTGGACTGCATTTATGCGACACGGTATATGTTGATACTGAAAACGATAGCTTACAAGCGAAAATCATTAAGACAGACTATGATTTTGTGCTTGAACGTTGGAACAGTCTCGAACTTGGCACGCCAAAGTCAAAGTTATCAGATTATATAATAAAATGAGGTGAAAACATTGAATATTAACCATACCAAAATGACGCTTGAAATTAATAGTTGTAAAAACTACGAAATTTTAGAGGTCAGACAGGGCGACAAAGGCTCACGCATTATTGATTTTACGTTTACCGTCAACGGTGAAACTGTTGACCTTGCCTCTACGATGTCAGCGAAAGTCAATGCTACGGTTGACGATGTAATCGTTGCGGACAGCGTTGCCGCTATCGTTGACACAGAAAATAATGTAGTCACAGTTACGCTCACAGACACAATGCTTGCATTATCAGGCATTTGTAAAATGGATATTGTGCTTACAGAAGGCGATGAAATCATAACTGCTGAAACCGTTTGTTTGCGCGTAGGAAAAAGCGTAATCAATGATGATAGTAAAGCCTTCCCGGGCGCAAGCTCGATTGTGGAAATCACAAAAGAAGTTGAGAATGCAAGAGGCGGTCAGAGTTCGCTCGGAGCAAGGCTTGACGGGATTGATTCGTCTGTGTCCACTAAAGCTGACAAAAGCACGGTCAGTCAGTTATCAGCACGAATGCAGACGGCAGAGAAAGCCCTTACAGGCAAGGCAAACGCAACAGATGTAGCCAATGCTCTTAAAGCGAAAGAGGACAACTCGAACAAGGTAAGCTCCAAAACTGACATTACTGATAGCAGCACTAATTATCCGAGCATTAAATATCTTAACGATTTCTATTACGATGCGAACGAAAGCTACTCATCAGAAGAAACGGACAAGCTTCTTGCAACTAAGTGCGATTCGTCAAATATCGAACTCGGCACAGCTACTCTTACTCCGTACTCTACTCAGATTGATAAAATAAAATCTGCAACTTGCCTT